CCTCAACAGCGGCGCTCCTTGGAGCGCTGGGGGGCAGGAGATTAAGCTGGGTATCTTGGAGACCACGTCAGTGACCACCCAGTACCTTTGGTTTGAAGGTGTATTTACATACTACCTTCCTCCAAATGTTATTGGAATGGATATTGCTGCCCTGGACAAAACCTATGGAATTGTCCCCGACATCAATACTGCGTGGAACCTCCTTCCGTGGTCCTGGCTTGTCGACTGGTTTTCCAATGCTGGTGTCGTCATGAAAAATTTGACGGCTTTTACCAGTGGTGGTTTGACCATGCCGTGGGGATACGTGATGTGCGATACAGAAACTGTCACAGACTATCGTTGGTCTGGTCAAGTCCGTACCGCTACAGGCACGTCGTTTGTTCCCTATTCCTTTACCGAGACCTTTACTACTAGGCGACGGCAAAGGAGACAAGCCACTCCGTTTGGCTTCGGATTGAACTGGGATGGGTTTAGCCCATTCCAGCTTTCGATCCTGGCAGCACTCGGCATTAGCCGATTGCTTTGATCCCGTAATTCAACGGGGTCATAACCGCCCATTCGGGCATTACCAGGAAGTCTCGTGATGTTTGCTGACCCTCAAACGGTTACTGTTAACGCAGTAGCCAAAACGCTACCGCGTGTCAGTTCCGGCGACTTCAGCGGCGCTTTCTACAGCGCTGCTGATGGCTTGACGCTGAAGATTTCACATCTCAGCACCAAGCGTAACCGGTCTACCGTTCGTCTCGACGTGGCAAAGATTTCGGCCGATCCACTTGTTCCAACTGTGAATCGTCCGTACTCGATGTCCGTCTACCTCGTCATCGATACCCCTACTCAGGGGTTTTCGTCGACTGAAATCGGATACTACCTCAAGGCAGTATCCGACTGGGTAGCGGTTGCCGGCAACCAGACAAAGGTTGTCGCCCGCGAGTCGTAGATGGGATTTACCCATCTGCGGGGGTCTAGAACATCACTTCGGACTCCCCTACCGAAAGGAGGAGGATGAAAAGCCGAAGCGAGATCTGGTTTGCCCTTCTAGCAGAAGCTGGAAGGGCATGCTCGGTCAGCACCATCCGTGACCTTAAAACGGCCACGGATCGTGTAACAGCAGAAGGTGATAGTTTTTATACTATCACCCTTCCTACCTTTGAGAAGGATCTTTTAAGGTCCCTCTCTCTGGAAAGAATCCCTTCTGACGCCTTTGTTGGTTTCTCGCGTCGTAAGATACGAGGACCAAATGGGTCTGTCAGAGGAGTCCCCGAATTCCTCGGAGGATTCCTGGATCTGCTGTTTACATCGGAGATGGAACCGTCAACCTGCGAAGGTTTTGGGGAGAAGATTTCGCTCCCTGAACCTGTACTTCGTCCCTTTGATGGTGAGAATTATCATCGGGGTTGGGTTGCCTTGAGGTGCCTTCGTCAGCTTTTGCTGACTTTCTCGAAAGAGAAAGCACTTTGCCCTGAATCCAAGATTCAGGAGGCTATCCAGAAGTACGTTGACGTTGATGCAAGTCTGACTGGGCCACTTGAAGGAAATTCCGCCTTTCTCTTTGGAGAAAATGGATTTCCGTTCTTGAGGCGTATCCTCCGTGCTGTATTTGGGGACGCACTCGCCATATGTGATCGTAAGATCCTAAGTGGCGAACTAGTCCCTAAGCACGGTCCAGGGGCAACGGCTGATCGACGCCGTGGTAACTCTAAGTGGGTCATGCCGGTTTGGCATGACCGCCTTGAGTACCTATTCTCTTATGGAGAATATGCCCTCCCTAATGCGCGATATGCGCTTGAGGGTCTGGAGGTCAGTTTCTTGGAGCCCGAGGAGGAGCCACCGACTCGATTGGTGGCTGTTCCAAAGACGCAGGCGAAACCACGTTTGATCGCAGCG